AATAATTGAAATGCAAAAAAATATTGAGATGCAAAGCATTTTATCAATTTGCACCCCAACTATTGACGTAGAACCAATTTTTTTAATTTTTTCAAAATTTTTATTAAAATTGGAAGTATTTTGTACTTTTTTGCGTTTTATGCCATTTTGCAAAATCCTACTACTGGATTTTTTACTGGACTTTTAGTTTTCCACAATAAAAAAAGCACTGTTTCCAGTACTTTCCCGTCTTAACGTATGTGGCTGGGCTGACCAAATCTAGCTTCTCTTTGCTCTTTCCAGCTCTTTTTTACTTTTGAAAAAAGGCTATTTTTAAGCCTTTTTTCGCATTTATTCTTTTTTGTTCTTTTATACTCCTTTTTGCTACTACTGGACGAAATACTGGACAAAAAATTTCAAGTATTTTTTAGTAGTTTTTTTAAGTTTTTTTTATGTTTTTTACACTTTTTCTTTTTAGCAATTTTTTAAAATTTTCCTACTATTTTTCATTTGTTTTCTTGTCAAGTTTTTCTGGTAAAGCCCCCATTTTAACCAGAACTACTTTTACTATTTCTATATCAACTCCGAATCTTATAGAAATCTCTTTTGTAAGTTCATTAAACTCCTTCTCATTCACTATATACCTCCCATAAAAAAATATTGACAAATATACTTTTAGAAGATATACTAAATGTGTATATACTTGCAAAAGTATATCGACCTATGAGGGAGAGTTTTGTTTCTAAGGCAGACTCCCCCTCTTTTTATTATACCCCCATAGCAAATTATGGTCAAGCAAAATATTTCGACAAAAGGGTTGCTACAAGCCGACTCTAGACAACTGGAAATATTTGTTATAGAATGTGTATGTCGAAAAAGGAGGTATTTAGTATTATGATGTACGTATTTGTAATTAAACAAGTAAGAAAAAATAAAGGAATAAGTGTAAATCAATTAAGTAAAAAAACAAAACTTTCTCCTGCATATATAAAAGATTTAGAAGGTAATCGAAAATACAACCCTACAATGAAAACATTAGGTATAATAGCTGATGCTTTATCAGTGAATGTAAAAGACTTATTCTATACAAAATTAGATATAGATGAGTTAAAAGAAGAATTAGATGCTAGAATTGAAATGCACGGCATACATTCTCCAGAAGTTTTAGAAGTTAGTAGAGTTATTGATTTACTTATGAACCTTATTTTTAAACCAAGAGAACTAAAAAAATAAAAAAAATAAACCCTATCTTTTATAAGGTTTATTCCGTGATATTAATATTGTCGAATATTGGATCGTCAAAAAAATCTTTCAATTTTATATTTAACCCCTCACAAATATATTCAATAACATCTATTCTTAAATACTTTCTTTCCTTCTTTAAAAATCTAGAAATCGTAGACCTAGATATTCCAGCAAGTGTACTTAATTTTGATTCATTTAAATCATTTTCTTTCATTAAATTATTTATTCTTATTCTAATAGCTTCTGATAAATCTCTTTCCACCACAAAAACCCCTTTAAATATTATTTCTATTTAAAGAAATTTTAACAGAATAATCATTTACATTTGTTGACAATTGGCAACAAATACTTTATTATTAATATTGAGTAGGTGATTTATATATGAAAAATAAAATAAATGAAGAATTTAATATACCATATTATGTTTTTGAAGCAATAGTAAATTATGTTGAACATTCTGCAAAAGAAACTTACTCTCGTGAATCTTGGAATGATGTAGTAATGTTGATTAACATGGCACAAATGAATGATAGATTTTCAGAATCACAAGCTAAAAAATTAAAAGAGAAATTTTGTAGAGAAGATAAAAATAAGCCTTAAAAACGACTTACGAGAATCGTTTTTAAAGGCTTTTATTTTTTTATTAATATAGTTCCTTACCTTATTTACAGGTAGTATGTTAGAACATTTTAAACTTTCTTGCAATATACTTGTTTTTTATCTTTAATACAAATATAACCACTTGGAGACTTCGCCCAAACAGAACCATCTGAATTATTTATTATATTTTGTGCTGTAAATATAGTTCCTTTTTTATAGCAACCTGTTATAGTGGCATTCTTTTGTCCGTCTTTTGTTAGTTCGCTTTTTTTCTTAGCTCTATAATTAGTTCCTGCACCTGTTCTTACTTTCATATTATATAATGTTTTGTATAACCCTTTTGTGTATTGAGAAGTTTTAGGCTTATTTTCTACTGTTTCTTTTTTTAGATTATAATATTCTATTATAGCATCTGCAACTCCCTTTGCATAAGCTCTTTGTCCTATGTCAGACAAAATAAGTTTATAATCATAATTGCCGTCCATAAAACCACCTTCACATAATAAACACGGAATTTTAGATGTAGCTATTACAGTAAATAATGCCGTCTTACTTCCCCTGTTTTTTAATCCTGTTTCTTTTGATATTAATTCAGACATTCTTTTTGCTAATTTCTTTGTATCTTTATGTGCATATAATGAATGTCTAAATACTTCTGTTCCTGTTGCATTATTCCATTTTCCAGTAAAAGCATTATGATGAATTGATATTAATAAATTAGCACCTTTATTAATTGCTGTATTTCTTCTTGTAGTTAATTTAACATCTGTTTTTCCTGTTGTATCATCAACTCTAAATGTTGTTGCATACCCTTTTAAATATTCAGCTAAATAGTTAGCTACCTTATTATTCAAAGTCCATTCTCTTATTCCATCTGGTGTTCTTTTTCCTGGTGTATTATATCCGTGTCCTGCATCTATTGCAATTTTCCTATATTATTCCCCCTTATTCGATTTATTTAATTTTCCGTCATCTAGCAAATCTTTTGCAATCTTTCTAGTATTGTCATATAAAAATTGAACTATTTCTTTAAATGTTTCATCTGTTATAAATATTCTTATAATTGTTGGTACATAATCATATAAATTATCATAAACATATTGAAATTTATCTTCTGTTACATTTTTCTCAGCCTCCAAAAACAAAGCATTTGCTCTATTCCTAAAAGATTCTACTTTTAAAATTAATATCAATACAATAAAAACTATTATTGCAATTATTCCTATTAATAAATATTCCCTACTTTTTTCCTCCTACCCTTTTATAACTTTAGTTGGTAAACTTAATAGTTCTTCCATTAAATGTTTTACTGTTCCATTTCCACCTAAATTCTCATATTGAATAAACATAGCCTCAATATTTTCTTTATCTAATATCGATAACTCTCCTTTTGTTTCATACTCTCTATATCTTCGTACAAGTTCATTCCTTAATAATGCTTGTACTCCTTCTTCTATTGCTTTCTCTTTTTTTCTATTTTTCTTTACTCTAGTTGTTATAAATCCCATTCCAGCACCTAGAAAAGCTGTTATTAAATAAGAAGTTATTATTTTAAATATTTCTAAATTTTCCCTTTTTCACCTCTCCCTACTTTGCTTTTATTATGTAATTTATAACTAAATATGGTTGTAAGTTGTTGTGTGATCCACTACCACCAGTATTTGAGTTTGAACCACCCTGTGTTGTACTTGAAGTATTTCCACTATTCCCACCTGTATTAAAAGCACCACTATTAGCTGTTGAACCACTATTTCCTCCAGTAGTTGAAGCATTAGTACTTACACTATGTGTATGTGCCCCAGCAGAAATAGCACCATTTCCATCAGTTCCATCATAACTATCTGCTGAATCATTTCTTCTTAAAACCATATAACCACCTGTTGATTGATTCATTCCTGAAAAACCTTTGTATCTTATACTATGTTCGTGTGCCCCAGCACTTGCTGCCGTTCCCCATAGTACAGGTATACTATGAGTATGCCCATTTAAACCATGTGCGTGTGCCCCAACAGAGTGAACGTGACCATTCAATGTATGAGTATGCCCAGAACCAGTAAATGTATGAGTATGACTTGGCATTTCGTTTGTTGATAAAGTATGTGTTGCCGAACCACCTGTTTTTCCTAATGATGAAAAAGATGTATTGCTTGAATCTTTTCCTACAGGAACTCTTGTCTTTAAATTTGGAACATTGAATGTAGAACTCCCATCTCCTGCCCCATAAGTTGTTCCTATTACAGCAAACAATTGACTATAGGTTGTTCTTGAAACAGCTTGTCCGTTACATAGTAAAAATTTATTTGGAACATTATCACTAGCAAACTGAAAAACACTTCCAACAGGTAAACCAGAACCCAAAATTTCTCCATCAACTTGTAATGTTCCTCCTAGTGCTGTATCGTATTTTTGACCAATTGCTACTTTACTTCCATATATAGCAATTGCTGGTGTTCCGCTTCCTAAAGTTATTATATATTCAGTAGATGTTTCTAATTGGTCTGTAACTATTAGTTTTATATGATATGCCGTTGACACATCAAATCCTTTGTTACTTGTTGGACCTTCAATCACTAAACCACCACTAAATTTTCCTGCATTTACATTGTAAGTTAAAGTTGTTGCTCCAGTTGTATATGTATTAGATGTAGTAGTTTTATAATAGTACTTAATACTTTTTATTGAATTTGTTACACTTCCAAAACTATCATTCCACCAGGTACCTTCAAAAGTTAAAGTTACTTTTTCGCCTACTCCATTTTCACTACGACTTGTTCCAACTTTTGTTATTACAGGTTTAGTATAGTTTTTCATTGTAGCTATTTTTGTAACAGTAGTACTATTACCTCTACTATCTATTGTACTTACTGAAATTGTTGCATTTGTTACTTTTGAAACTTCCATACTTACTTCTGCACTTGAACTATAATTAGCATCTTTAGTTAAATTTCCAACAGCTAATCTATATGTTTTTATTGTTGCACTATTATTTCCTACTGCTTTATTACTTGTTGATATTTTTGCTTTAACATTAGAATAACCAGAAATTAATATTTGTTTATTTCCTGTTAATGCAACAATTGTCGAATTGGTATCTTCATAATCAAAGTTTGAGAATATTGGATTTGAATTTGTTACATAATATTCTCTATCAACTGTACTCCAATAATTCATTCCATTACACACTGTTACTAAACAATATCGCATATATCCTTTATTAGAATTAGGAATCTTTGCATACATTGTACTAGCCGTTGGATAAAAAGTATGACTTGTTTTTCCTGTTACTACTTCATCAGCCGTAAATGAACTTTCTCTACTTCCATTTACTATATTTTCTAAATAAACATATATTTTCTGCCCACTAGGATTGCTAAATGTTATTGTTGGGTTTTGACCTATATTAATATTAGGTGCAGATGTTATAGTTGCAATTTGATAAGTAGCAATACTAATTGTTGCTGTTCCACTTTCTCCACTCGCAGAACCCACTTTGTATACTTCTATAACATAAGTAGTATTAGGAGATAACCCACTAAAAGTAGCACTTGATTGATAAGCACCATAGCTTCCACCATTTACTTTTATTCTATATTGAGTACTAGAAACTGCTACGTTACACCCTGAGGTTACTGTTATAGAATTTACTGTTTTACTAGATAATGCTATCGTTGGAATTGTTGTTGCATGAGTTGTAACACTTAAAGTTGCCGAATCAGTTGTTAATTGACTATCTTTTCTTCTAACTCTTGTTTTTATATTATAAGTAGTATTTGCACCTAACCCACTTATTGTATAACTTCCAGAAGTTCCGTCAGCTACATCTATTCCTGTCCAATTAGAACCACCATCTTTTGAATACCAAATCCAATCGCAAGTACTATCTGAACTCCAATTCATTGTTATACTTGCACTTGTTCTACTTGCCAAACTTTGATTTGAAGTTGCATAACGTGGTATTGTTGCTGGTGCTACTGTTACACTTGCAGAACCAGAAGTCAAAGAATAATCAGATGTACCTGCTGTACAAGTGAAAGATCCTGACTTACTAGCTGAATATGTACCATCAGTATTATGTGTTACTGTAATTGTTTTTTCACCAAAGTTCTGCCAAGTATTTGTACTTCTCATATCTACAGGTTTGTTATTTTTTACTGTTGTTCCATCTATTATTGAAGTCAAACCTTTGGTAGAGTTATATGTTGCATAAGATGAATTTATTGACCTACATTCTAACTTTAATGTTACACTTGAAGTATTTGTTGCAATATCTTGACTATTTACTTGATATCCCAATCTCAGTTCATATTCTTTTCTTGTTTGTCCGTTTCTTACCTTACAATTCGTTACACTTCCATACGTATAAGCCCTATTTTTTCTTCCTCCTACATACTACAAAACCAAACTTGGTCTCCAATTTTTTGTATTAATAGCATCTCTGATATTTTTACATTTTTATGAACTATTAACTCCTGAGTTTCCGTTCCATACTTTGTAAATTCAGCAACCTTTTCAGATGTTTCAGTATTTTTAATACTAACACCATCAGATTCAGCACTAAGTTCAGTATCTGACCCTGTTGACCTTATTCTTACACCTTTTCCAATTTGTACTGTATCTGTGTAACTTTCATTCGCATTTTGAGTCCAACTTGTTTTTATGTTTCCTTCTGCAAGCATCAAGTCAGTTATCAAAACAGAATTATCTATATCAGTTGTTATTTCTATTTTTATTGCATTAGAATTAACTTCTATTATTCTTTCTATTTCACTCCAATTAAGCTCGTTAAGTTCTATTTCTAAATCATTAATTTTTAAATTAGCTATTGCTGCGCTATTTGTTTTTTTATACATAAAAGATAAGTAATATTCGCCATTCTTTATTTCAGTAATATTTTGATATATAGTTTCCTTTTTTAATTCTAAAGCACTACCTGAAATACTATTTTGTTTTACATCTGAACTTGTATTTCTAATAACATTTCCTTCTGTATCTTCGTTTATCTGCCAATAATCATTTTCAAAATAACCAACTGAATTTTTTATTAAGTTTTGACCACCTGTTACAGTTTTATTAGTAATAAGTCCATCTATTGTTTCTTCTATAGTTGTAAGTTTATCTTGTATTTCATCAGTGGTATCTTTTATTTCAGTTTTTATTCCATTAATATCTTGTTCAACCTGTGTTAGCTTATATCCGTGTTCATTACTTTCTTCTGTAAGTTGAGTAATTGTTCCTTCCTGTTTATTTACTATATACTCAACCTTTTTAAATTTATTTTTTAAATTTACTGTGTTTTTATATGCCGTTTGTGTCTTATTTAATGCTTTTGTTTCTATATTTCCAGAAAAAGCACCATTAAAATGAAATGTGTGATTTAAAATATATGATTGGTATGATACATCTTGATTGTCTAAAATATTTATCTTATCTCCTACATCTAAATATGGGAAACCATAATATTCTGTATTAAATGGTAAATATTCTATATCTTTTACCTTTTCCCATATAGCATCTATTACTAATTCTCTTTCTTCTTTATTTGTTAAAATATAATTATCTGCAATTGTAATTTCTGTAAGTCCATTTTCAATTATACTTTCAGCATCTTCTCTTACTGTGTTTTCTCCTTCAATATCACTAAGTCTTATAATTAATGAATTAACTTTTCCAAAAACACTATTTTTTGAAAACGAATCATTATAATTGTTTCCATCTATATTTTCTAAACTTGAATTTTTTTCTAGATTTACAATATAAACCTTATTATTTCTACCTATCTTAGCAAATCCACCACAAATTTGTGCTATAGCACCCAATACTGTCTTACAATCTTCATTATTAGTAAATGGGTTTCCTTTTACTAAATAATCTTCATTTACTATATTTTCAGAACCAAGTTCTAAACCAACCTGTGTACATAGATTTATTAAGTATTGTTTTAATGTTATAGGGTATGTATTATTATCTTCATAAATCTTGTTAAACTTAATCATATAATCATATCCAACAAAATTTGTTTTTTCTTGAACTTCTTTATTTTCTAAACTTTGAATTAAATATGTTCCATAAGGTATATATTCTTCTCCAACCCCTACATAAACTTCTATATTTTTATTTTCTAGATTTATTTCATTGTTAGAATTTAATAAATTAACTGTTATTTTCTTAGATACTGTTGTTCCAATAAAATTATCGTTTACATAGCAATTATCTTCTATAGTAAAATCTATTAATGGATCGCCATAATCTTCACCAAGAATATCTATATTATCTTCAACGACATGTATTCTTGCTTTTCTATTTGTTCCTACATTAGATTTACAACTTGTTCTAAATTCTTCACTTACATCGTACCTATTATCACCTATAATTCTATTAAACTTATATCTATTGGATTATATAAAATCCCTTTATCTACTCTATTCCATTTCATAACTATTTTTCTATCGCCTCTATAACAATTTGCTGTCTGTATCTCAGCCGTATATGGATTGTAGAACTCTACCGAATATTGTTTTAAAGTCCTTATAGCAGAATAAAATTCGACAAATTCTTCTTGTGTAAGATGTCTAGTATGTAGAATTATTTTTATTTTTGTTGCAATAGGGTTATAGTGCATATAACCCTTTGCATTTCTTCCACTATCATAACTTAAATCATACTCTTCAACTTCATAACCTTCATCTTTTAAGTATTTACTTATATCAATTCCATCTATTTTTATAATATCGTTTACATACCTATTGTTGCCTCCTATACTGGAACAGGAAATGGTAATTCACCTGTTTGCATTACATATTCTTTAAAACCTTCTGTAGCTTTTCTTACAATTACCCCTTCTTCAGTTTTAGCTTCAATATTCACATTAAAGTCTGATTCTACAATTCCCTGTTTTATTGCATTTATTATTCCGTTTATTAAGTTGTTATTTATTGATGTGTTTATTTGAGTATTTATCTTGCCTTTTATTGAACTATAATCTACATATTGTGTTGTATCTATTTTCATATCTCTAGTATTAATTTTTATTCCATCATTTATATTTTTTAATTTATCTGAAATATTTAAATTTGATAGTATCTTTTTAGAGAAATCGCTAGTTGCTTTTAAAATACCATTTTCTTCTTCATCTATACCTTCTTCCATTCCATACATTACATTTCTAAATATTTCTCTTGTTTTTCTAGATGGAGAATGTATATCGAAAGCTGTCTTTAATCTATTTAATATTCCATTTGCTATATTACTTGCTTTCTTAAATAATGATGGTTCTTTCTTTTCCATTTCATCTAACATTGGTTTCATAGCATTTTCCATAGCTTTTTTAGTTCCTTTTGGCATACTATCATAGCTATCCATTAATGAATCAACAAGCTCTTTTGTTTCTTCGCTTATTTCTCCACCATACATTTCAGTTTGAGATACCATCGCTAACCAAATACCAAGTTCACTAGCTTGTTCATCAGACATATTCTTATACATTTCTTTCCAAGTTTCTTTTTGATGAAAAGCAAATGTGCTATTTTCACTTTGTATAGCTTGGTATGTATTTGTAACATACCATAATTCTCCATTTTTAATTTTTTCTATTTGTGATAAATGTCCTTCTTCTAGTTTTCTTTGTTTTTCTTGATATTCAGTTAATGTTTTATAAAAACCTTCGTTAGTTTTACTTCTTTCTAGATACCCTTTTGCATAAGCTTCATTTACTTTTGCAACTTCATCTTGTGCCTGTTCAATTTTTAAATCTCTTTGACTTATGATTTTTTCATATTCTTTTGCATAAGCCTCATTTTGCATATTTGCACTATCGCCATATCTTTGATTTAACAAAGCAATTTCTTCAATAGTACCTTCTTTTATAATTTCAATCGTTTTTTCTGATTGTTCTTCTGCTGTTTTAATCCATTCTTGCGATTGAATTTTATATTCATCAAGAGAACCTTTAAATGTCTCTGCATTAGTTCTAGCTTGTTGAGTAATTGCTTTTGATATTTGATTTTGAATTTCAATTTCTCTATCTTTTAATTCTCTTAATTTTTCAAAGTATTTATCTAATCTTTCAATTTCTGTTTCTGTTAAACTTCTTCTTTCATCTGATGCCGTTTTACATATAGTTGTTATAGCAGATTGTATCTCGTCCATGTTAGTTTGTAATTTTCTTTGTTCTTCTGCTGATGCAAATAATGTAATATTAAAACTACTTAAATGTGAATTTGCACTTTCTATTCCTGTTATAAAATTATTTGCACTTTCTCCAATAGTATTAAAATCATCTTTAACTTCTTCTGTACAAGTTATATAACCTACAAGTGCCGTTGTTCCTGCTACAACTAAACCTGTTACAGCACCAATAGCAGTTCCTACTCCGTGGTATTACAGAACCTAATACAGCACCACTAGCAGCTGCCCCTGCTAGTCCACCTGCTAATTTTAAAAGTCCTTCTTCTGCCGTTATAGTTCCACTTTCTAAATCTTGCATAGATGTATATGTTAAAGCACTTGATGCTACTAAACCTGTTAGACCTCCTATTACTCTTGCTGTTGTTGGAATTATCGAAAGAAATCCCTGATTTGTTGCACCTAAATAGCCGTTTGTTAATTGTAATGATTCCATTACACCAAAACCAGCCTCTCTAAAAAGACCATATTGTGTTACAGCTTTTTTACCCCACTCAACCAAAACTGAAAAACCAGTTTTTACACCTCCAGCAATTTTTCCTATTGTTTGTAAGCCATAGCCAAAAGTTGTAGTTGCACCCTGTCCAGTTTTTAATATTGTGATTAAAGTTGTAATCCAATTAACTAATTTAGTTATTTTTCCTATAACAAATATTCCAGCAATTATAGCACTAATAGTAATAATAGTTTTTTGAATAGCACCTAGTTTTTTCCACCATTCTTCAAAAGTTTTTGGAATACCATCAGATAGTCCTAGCCATTCTAATATTGAATCTCGTATTTCTTTTGCTTTACTAGAAATACTACTCATCTTGTTATCCCATTCTTTTAAACTTTTTAATAATTTATCATCAATTCCTGTAGCAACTCCACCAGATCCACCAGCTGATGTATTAGTTGGTTTACTAATATTATTAATTTCATCAAAGCCCATTAATTGTTTTTTCAATTCTTTAGCTTTTTTAGTAGCACCACCTAAGCCAGATGTTAAATCTTCTACTCCAACTGATGAACTTAAATCAGCACCTCCTGATTCTAAATCCCAATTAAATAATATAGCAATAGCTTTCAAAATTTCTTTTATTGCCATTATTATTCCATTGGCAGCTACTATAATTCCACCAAAAGCATTAGTAATAAATGAACCTGCTATTTGTTTTAATTCTAATAACTGATTCTTAAATACTCTTATTTGGTTAGCTGGTTGTTCAAATGTTTTTGCAAAGTCTCCCTGTGCCATTTTAGCTTGGTCTACTATTGAAATGTATCTAGCAATTTCTTTCTCTGCATAAGAAAGTTGTTGTACACTTCTTTCAATTCCAGCTTCATCTAAAACTTTTTTCAAAGCACTTTCTGAAACATCTATACCTATTTTTCTTAATGATTCTACTTGACCAGCAAGTCCTGATTTTATTTTAGCCATAGCATCACTTACATCTAAATTATATAAAGATGCTATATCATAACCTGCTTTTGTTAAATTTTCTGACATAAAATAAGATGATGACTTATCTATTCCCTGAGATTTAAGCATTGAAAAATACATAGCTTGATATTTCTTTAACTCTGCTTTATTTGTTAAAAGCTTTTCATTCATTTCATTTTGAAAATTAATTGCCTTTGTATAATATTCACTTGCTGTAACATCTAAATTTCCATATTCATCAACAACTTTTCCCATTGATACTTCAAACAAATTGTTTGTTTCTATCATATCAATATTTGCCTGTGCTACTGTTCCAATTGCTGTTCCTAGTTTTCTTATTCCATAAACTATTCCACCAAAATTTAAAGCTTTTTTTAAGCTTCTTATATTTTGAGTTGAACTATCAATATTTTGTTTTAATTTGTTATTAGCAGTAGAACTTATTGTTCCATTTAATGCTTCTTGTAAAGAATTTAAAGAACCAATTAAATTTCTTATTGAACTTACAGCACCATTTATTTCTATCTCTACTTTATTTTCTAATGTTCCAACCTGATAATCAGCCCTTTATTTCACCTACTTATTCTTTAACATTTCCTTTATTTGTTTATTTCGTTCTCTTATTTGTTCTTCTACTTTTAATATATTCTCTCTTTCAATTTCTTCTTGTGTTTTAGGTTTTTCGTTGAAATCAATTGGTTTTTCCATATATGAAAGAACAGGTTGACTTTCTTTTCTTCCAAAATTATTATATAAAGCCTTATTAACTCCATCGTATATATATAAACCTATTAACCAAGCATTTACATTATCTATTTCTTTTTCTATTTTTATTTTCTCCATATACGATTTTCGGTATGCCCACAAGAGATTGGGTTCATCTTCCCAAAATTCTTTACTAGACATACCGAAATGTTATTGCTAATGGTAGTAGATAGTCATAAAAGAACTCAGTTAAATTTTTAAATTCTTTTTGTTCCCCATTGGCTTCTGAATTATCTACATCTCCAATATTTTCGCTTTTTTCTTCTTTCCATCTGGGGATCTCATAAAAGCCATATATTGACCTACTAGAAAATTTATAACCTCATCTGTATCACCATTTTCAGCCCTATATTGTTCTAATATTTTTTCCGCCTCATATTCTGTAATACTTGGGTGCTTCGCTAGTAATCCTGTATAGAAAATCTTATCATTTAATGTTATAAGTTTTCCTCCATTATTTACTAAGTCTAACCCTAAATCTTCTGCTCTTTTAGCATCTTTTCTAGTAGGAAAGCCTAATGTATATTCTTTATCTCCTACTTCTATTTTTATTAATTTACTCCTAATTCTCTCCTCCATTTAAAATTTTACTAAGCTAATAAAGCTGTTACTTCTTCAGCTGTTTTATCAGCTATTTCAGTTGCTACAATATGTAATGTAGCTTCTTGTGCAGAACCTGCACTAAATTCATTTTTCCAAGTTTGTGCTGTACCTTTACAATATGTTCCTGTACCATCACTAAACACAGTTAAGAACTCGTGTGGTTTTCCATCACAAATATTTTTTACTTTATCAAATTTTTCAGCCGTTCTATTATATGTGTAATCTTGGCTTGGTGTATCTTTTCTATCATCTATATATTGTTTTACTGGGCTGTCTAATTCTGTTACTTCAATTGTTCCACCTTCTGCCCCACTTGCTGGAACTGATTTGATACTTATTAATTTTTCAAATTTTGATGCACCTTTCACATATAGTAATGTTCCCTGGTCGTTAATAGCTACTACTGAATCTGCCCTATTAAATTACCTCCTATAAATTCTTTTATTTTCATCTATTTTAGCCTGATATTTCATATATCTTCTATCTACATCTAAATCAATATTAGGTATAGGAATATTAGACTTTCTAGAAAAACCATAATGTTCATCAAAAATATCATTTACTAATTTTGATAATTCTTTGGTTATTTCTTGTTTTGCTTTTAGCTCTTTATCTTTAGAATATATTTCTATTTCAAAAATCACATTGAATTTTTGGTCTGTTTTATCTAAATTTTCATCTACTAATGGATCGTCTACTTGTTTTATAATTACTAACGGAAAAAGATTAGTTTGTTCTGGAGTATCTTTTAAAACATAAGGGTTATTATTTGAACTGTTTTTTATGTACTGTTTTGAATATTCAAATATTTCTTCATATATATCTAATAATGCCCTACTTACCTCCTCTTTTAAATTCTTCTCGTGCTATCTCTTGAAAAGAATCTTGCATTCTATTCATAGCATTATAAAATTTTTTCTCTGCAATATGACCTTTGGTCCACCCAAAAGTGCCATCGCCTTTTGGGTATAACCAACCTTTTTTTCCATGTTTATTAACATCATATTTCCACCCTGCCTGACTTAACATTGTATCTACATGTGGGTTTTCGCTACCAACAAATCCTGTTCCAAATTCTAAGTATGTATCTTTCTCGGCTTTCGTTTCTATTCCACCAGTAATTATTCCACCTGAATTTTTAGTTGGTATAACTACTGTTGATTTATAATTATCTTTAAGCCCTTCTTCTGAAACTCTAGTTACAATGTTTTCTGCAATTTCTGGCAATCTTTGTGTTCCATACTTGGTCAAATAATCTATATATTCTGAAATACTATCTAATGATAATTTCATTATAAATTTTCCATTTATATCAATCATAAAATCACCTACTTAGCTGTTAATCTCTCAAAATATAATAAAATAACTTTGTTTTGATTTCTTGGTGGTAATAATCTATAATTAGCATTTGAACCATTTATAGTTTCACCATTTGGAGTAGCACCATCTAAATATGCTAAATCATACTGACTAAATTTATCAAAATATTTATCATATTCTATTACTGCTCTTTGTATTTGTTTCGCATTTTCTCCAAACTCTTGCATATCATTTGAAGAACTAATTGGTTGAACATTCATTTCAAAACATTCTGGTTTTTCATATTTTGCTCTTCCATAATCATCTACCTCATTCGGTATTTGTTTTGCGATCCAAATTCTTTTATTCCATTTTTTTAACCTATATTGGAACACCTGCCTTAGCTGGTGGCAATTCATTTAACAAGTCTTGTGAAAGTCCTGCTTTTGCTCTCGTTTCACTTAGTCCATTTTCTGAATATTGTATAACATTCTCATCACCCTGCATATTGTACAATTCAATTGCACATTGTGTTTGCCATTCTCTAGCATTATCATTAGGCAATTCTGTTATATCTTTATCAAAAGGATATACTAGCCTAAGGTATCTTTGTTTAGCTCTTTTTAACTTTATTTTAAAAATATCGTCTTTGCTTGTATCATCTTTATTGCCTAATATTTCTATCCTCATTTCAATTAATTGTTCGCTTTCTGATATAGACCTTATCTAGTTCCTCCTATTCGTTATTTTATTTCTTCTGCAACTCTTGCTTTTATTAATTCTTTGCCTCTTTTGGTAGACACAGTTAATTCTGTGCCTACCTCAATTGGTTCATTATTTTTAGTACTATCAAAATATCTTTTTATTATCTTAACTTTCATCTAATCACCTACTAGACAGTTGGTGTTTCGTCACCATCAACACTTGCTGCTGATGCTTCTGAAACAGCTACAACTTTTCTTCCAACAGGTTTTGTAAATGAAGTAGATAATCCAGTTATTTTTCCGTGTAATGCTTCATTTCCATAGTCTAAACCTATTTGTCCGAACAATTGGTATTTTTCTCCTGCACCTGTTTTAGCAAGTGGTTCTAAGAAGAAGTTACCTTTGCCTGGAACTGGTTGTTCAACTGGGCTTATAGCATCAAAGTTTAATAAGAAAGCTGTACCTTCTGGTATGAATTGCCCCTGTGCTATATGTACAGTAGCTGTTGGTAAATATAAATCTCTTATTTGTATTCCATATTCATTTGATTTAAATTCTCCAACTTCAACACCCATTTCAATAGCATTTCCGTTTATTTGATTTAATGTTGTATTATCAACCCATAATGTTAGGTTAGAAATATCACCATTAGCTTTATCTATTTTTTGAACTAAGTCATTAATTAACCATATATCAATTGGTTTTCCATTAGCTTCTACAACATTTGTTACTATAGCTTGATTAATACCTCTTGTTTTATTAACTTCACTATCTTTTGTAGCTTTGTTGTGTGTTCCTTGAATAAATGTTTTTTCTATAGCTCTCGCTAATTTTTTCATTTTATTTCCTACTTGGAAATCTAACTCATTTTGTGGGTTAGCTTCTAAACCTTCTAAGTTTGCACCTGCTAATGTACCCATATTAGACATTTTTGCATAGCTTATAGCCACTGCATCTTGGAATATTTGAGTTACGTTAGTTGTTTGACTTCTTGTGATATATGATGGATTTGGTGCATTTAATGAATCTGTTTCTGATATATTTGGTATATCTCCATCTTCACTTGCATATTCTTGTCCTAATATAAATTCTACTGAATTTGTATATTTAGTTTTTCCACCTATCATACTTAAAAATGGTGTTCTTGTATTTCCTTTGTTAAATAATAAACCTGCATAATTTAGTACTCCAAAACTTTGTACTGTTCCGTTTGTTTCTGCCCTATCAATTCTCTCCTTTATTCTTCATTTTTATTTTGTGCTTCTTGCACTAATCTTGTGTAATATGCCATCTTACCAAAATCATTTTTCTTTTGGGCTTCGGCATATAACTTTTTATACTTTTCTAAATCTCCTTCTGGTTCTGAACCTTTATCATTTCCAGCTGGAGGTGTTTTAGTACCTTTAATTATTTTGTCTGTTATAGCTTTTTCAATATCTTTTTTTTGCTTTTGCATAGTATTACATATTGTTTCAGCTAAAGTCTTTGTTTTTTCTGGGTCCTCTTGAATTATTGATTCTAATATTCCACTATAATCATCTTCTTTAAACCCAGCTTTTGCAAAAACATTCTCAGCATACATTCTACTTATTGTTAAGTTTTGTTTTTGATATTGTTCTTGCAATTGTTTAGCTTGTTTAGCCTGTTTTTCTTCATCTGTCATTTTACTTTCTTTAAATGAATCGTACTCAGCTTTTAAAGCATTATAAGCATCTAATTGTGCTTTTGTGTTTTGCTTTTCATTGTTATATTTTGTTGTAGGTACAAAACTTTTTCCAACTAAAGTTTTTATAGCCTCTGCTTTTCCTGTTGCATCTAATTCTTCATTTGACAAGATTTGATTTAATTCTTCTTCGTTCCTAATTCTACTCCTTTTCTCACACTTCCGTTTTTACCGAGTCGTTCTCGTAATTGTGTGGCTAGTTATTATCCCCACTAGCAAGATTATTTTTATTTATACTTTGATTTTCCTTTTTTTCGTTCTTTTCATTGTCATCTTTACTTGTTGGAGTAGTAAAGTTTTCAATTTCTGAACTCCAAAAATTATCACCAAAATATTTTTTACCCTTATTAAAAACATCATTTGGATCAGAGAATAACCCACAAATTGCAAATGCTACATCTGGTGGCACTTGTGCTTGTTTCATATTCATTAATCCCTGAGTTTTAACAAGTAAATTATCTGATTTGTTTCTAGTAAATTTTATATCTATATCTGATAATTTTAATTCTTTAACAACAGCTTTATATTCACATATTCTTAAAATTAGTTTCAAAAACTGCCTTTCAGATTTTTTAAATGAAAGCTCATCTTGCTTTGCTCTTTCATCAGCCATAGTCCAGCCTTCTCCAAGTAATCTTGCTTGTCCTGTATCTCCACCAGATGCTTTATGATTTAATCTTGGAACACCACATATAGTTAATACATTATTGTATAAATCATCTGTTACAATTTTTGTTTCGCTATGTAATAATTGTGATGTCAATAATTTTACATCTGCTGGTTTTTGAGGGTCATTCGATGTTACCTCTACAGCACCTAATGCTACTAATGCTCTAAATTTTTCTGGTTCTATTTCTTGATTTATAAAAACAAGTAAACTTTGTATGAATTGGTCAATACCATCTAAATCATCTGATTTTATTCTATTTAAGGCATTTAAACCTGTCATTACTAATTCAATTAGACCTATTCTTGCTTGATTTAAAGGGTATTCTATTATTCTATGACCTTTAACCACTAATGGATAGGCTTCAACTGATTGCTTAGAGTTTTCATTTAATTCTATTTCAAAGTTCAATAATTCTAACATTCCAGAAGATTCTTTTATTTCATACATACAATCTTCGGTATAAATTGTTATTATTCTATATTTATTTATTTTAGATTCTCCATTTTCAATTTGAACTTGTTCACTAAAATAACTATAATAACCACTAAATAATTGCTCACCTTTTATACCACTATTGTATACAACAAAAGTCCTTCTTGGATCTGGTGTCCTAATTTCAAAAGGTGCATCATCTGACTCATCTTCCTTATCAATATCAACCCATCTATAAGCCGTTCCACAAATATATTGCCATTCTGCGATTTCTTTATCTCTACTAGCTTTATCTTCACTTTCCATAAACTTATTAATTATTGATATTTCTGGAGTGATTTTTTCGTTTTCTTTTTCCCCTTTTTGAACATATTGTATAGGTTCACCATATACATAACCTTTTTTAAATTCAACAATTTCAAAGGCATGATTCTCTAACACTTTATTATTTATTTCTGGTCTAACATTTTTTGTTTTTTTCAGAATAGGTTGTTTCCCTTTATAATAGTTATATAGATAATCAATTTCCTTTGAATTTTTTTCATGTTCTCTCAACACTTGTGGCAAAATCTCTAATATCTTTTTAGAAGTCAACTCTTCTTTTTTTATTGAATGAGTTATAATTCTTCTTCCAAAAAATACCCTTTGAAAATCTTGCACTGGAATAACAGCTGGTGGACTTTCTGTTGGTCTTTCGGCTGTTTGTGTGTTTTCTACATTTGATTTTTCTTCTGACCTAATTTCCCTCCATATTATAAAAAGGTGCAATAATACAATATCAATTACTTGTTATTCATTACCACACCTTTTTTAATTTAAATGGAGTGAATTAGTTTGATACTTTCCCTCCACATTAATCGTATCCCCACTATGATAAATCATAGTACTCTGCTCTTGATATTATATCACGTATTCTTATATTTTCCACTTTATCAATTTTATGTAATCTTTCTTGTAAATATTTTGGAATTTGCTGATTTTCAAGTTTGAATTTTTGACATTTTTCGACATATATCACCAATTTTCCCCAAGTGTCCTTTTCTCGATGTATCTTAGTCATATAATCTTGTCTCAAATTATTATATCTACAAAAAAAGCAATCTTCCCAATTTTCACATTTCCAACAAATATTTGACCTTATTTTAAATTCCCAGTAAACCTCTATTTATTGGTTTTGGTCTACTTGGTTTACCCCTTCCTAATATAATCTCGGTTGTAAACATAGCGACACTATCTGGTGCATCATCATGTTTATTCGCATAATCGAAACTATATGTTGTAAAATTTTTCATAAACCTACCATAATCGGTATTCGGTTTATATGTTTTTTTATCTTTAAATACCATAAATTTCTTTATTAGTCCTCTTGTGTCTTTAATTCTTTGCTCTTTTTTTACAGTATTATATTTTTCTACTATCTCACATAAGAAATAACCTTTCTTGTGTAATTTTTCTTCTAATAATGTTTTTAAAGATGTATCAATATTATTTTCAACAACTAATGTTGTAATATTGTGTTCTATTATTTTATCAACTATTAAATCATATAATTCTGTCATAGCCTTTTGCTTAAAAATACAATCTATCATATAGTATTTTGTTCCATCTGTTCTAAAAATAGGCATTGACACATTATCTTTTCCTCTTCTTGCTGGGTCCAAAACTGCTAAGGCATAATTAGAACAAAGTTCTTCTCCTTTTTCATTTAAAGGAAGTGTTTCATAATGTTCTAATAAATCATCAGCAAATTCAAGCCCTGTTGGTGCAATAGGTTCTTGTTGATATACACAACTAAACAAAAATGGATCAGTTGTATCTCTTAGTCTTAATGCTTCTTCTGTGGTCATTACAGCAGGACATGTACTAACATCTTGCTCATCTAGTAATGGTACTCTTATAAATGCTGCATAACCATCTACGGCCTCAACTACATATTTTTCAAAACCTTTTATTTTTGATGGTCTCATTTCGTGGGTTGATTCTATGTCGTTCATTGTCCTATTTAAAATATCTTCTGGAGACCACATTGTACCAACAAAAATATATGTAACACTTGGGTCAGTTCTTCTATTAAACCATTCTGTACTCCAACTCTCATATATTTTTCTATGTTGTTCACTATTGGTTGCTTCTTCTGCACCTTTAGTCATATCATCGAATATTAATGCTTTATTAGCTCTTTCACCAGTACTTGCACCATCTCTTGTTCTTGCAATATGAGATTTTTGAGAACCACTATTTTTTAAAATCCAATCACTCTCTTTTTCTTTTTCAAATGGTTTATCTCCATAAACTCTAAATTGTGGGAACACATCTCTAAATCTTTGACTCTTAATTATGGCTTGTATTGCTCTACTGAAACCAAGCACTAATTCTTGTGAATATGACCATCTCAAAATACTATTTGTTATATCTAACCCAAATAACCAAGCACTAAAATTATTTAATGTATAGCTTTTACCATATCCGTGGTGGAAATGATGCTTCTATATATTGTAATTTAGAATCAAAGGCACTTTTATTCAAATAAAATATAAATGGTTTTAATACATTTCTTCTATTTGCTAATACTTTGGATTGTGCTGGTAAATCTAACTCAATATAATCAATAAAATGTTCTAATGACCTTCTTCCAGCAAAAGCATAAGCTTTCTCCCATAACTCATAGTATTTAGGCATAAATTCTTCATTACATTCATATATTCTTTTTTCTATTTCTGGAATTAAAAACTTTATAGAATATCTACAGGCTTCTAATTCTCTTTCTTGCTTTTCTTCTTTAGATAGCTTAGATGTATTATCAAAATGTTGTAATAGCATTAAGTATAGATTATTACACATTTCTAGTCTTGTATATTCATCTATCTTTTTCTTTTTATGTAATATTTTTATAATTTCATCTATAACCTTTTTATAATCTTGCCTATTCTACCTCTAAATCTTCCATCTTTACAATTTCATAATCTGTTGGTTTTCCAATCATTTTAACTATACTATCTTTTTCTAAATCTAAAGCAATTTCAATTCTTTTAGCCCATAAAAAACTTCTAGGACCTGTTCCTTTTATAAAATTATTTAAATGACACTTGTCTACCTTACCAAGTTTTTTCTCTTGCATTAACTTTAATAAGTCGGCTTGTGTCATTCCCCTTTTGGTTAATATTAACTTAATATAATCTTCTAATGTAATCATATTTTCTCCTTTGGATCGAGAATCTAGACTCGAACTAGAAACAAGAGAATCAAAATCTCTTGTGATACCTTTTCACCATTCTCGAATATATAAAATGTAGAGCCACGTTCTCTACCTGGGATAAGTTCTTTCAGCTTTTTTAGCCACTGTTTCCATTGAACCATAGCTTTACCTATGTTAAGACAGTAAACGTTTTATTTTAAAAAGGTGGTGAATGTGTACAATTTGAGTTGTACTTGTCTGAACAGCTGGACTTGAACCAACTCTTGAATTTTCAACTCTGTGCTTCCGTTAAACACTATGTTCAGATAGAAAGGAGGGGGAATGCAAATGCCAAGCATCCCCTTTATGAAAAAAACAACAAAAATAAAATGTCGTAAAAAGGAAAAATTCCTTTTTTGGTGGTAGCGAGAGAAGGAATCGAACCTTCGACCTTTGGCTTAGGAGACCAATAAGCTGCCACTGCTCCATCTCGCGATATAAGGCTACAATATTTCCCCCTAAAATACTGTATAAAGTACACCCATAAACCTTTTGTACTTCTCCCTTTAAATTAATCGTTGTAATGACATTTTCCGTCATACCAGACACCACATTCTTCTTTCACACAATGAGCATGTGTGTATGTTTCAACAATCACAGAACCATTTTCATTTTCGTTCTCGTCATATTGAATAAATGTAGCTCTTCCAAACCCATTTCTAACGTAAGGACAAAACATATTTACTCCTTACTGCATTTAGCACATATAAACTCTTTTTCATCTTTATCGGTAGTTGCAACAAATACTTGCTCTTCATCTTCAAATTTTTTGCCACATTTATCGCAATTTTCACTTACTTTTAGATTACTTCTTGTTCTTTCAATATAAAATGTTTTAAATTTGCAAATACCTTTAATATCTACATACTTTTTATCTACTTTGATTTCTTTCTTCATCTCGTTCCTCCTACTCTTTTAAATCTTGCCACATAACTCCATTTTTGATTTGAATCTTGTAGTTCCTAAACATAGTTTTTAGAACTTTATTGATTCTAGGTCCTTTACAGAATAACCACGGATTTACAAATATTTGTGCCGATTTGCTATTCTTACCCCTATAAATAATATCTTTCTTAGCTAGTGATGCTAAAACCGAATATAACTTTCCTTTACTTATTCCAGATATATCAATTAAGGCATCAGCTTTTATTTCATTTCCGTTATCATACTTTAAACAACAATCTTCATAGCCTATATATGTTGCTATCGAATATAGAAAAGCTTTTTCATAAACATCTAACATTTTCATCGTACTTCGTATCTCATCTATATTCCCTTTATAGAAATGTTTCATTTCCCATTCTTCAAATCCCACATCTTGACTCTTATTTTTAAAGGCATCTATCGAACTTTTTCTTACGATCCTATCTCCTGCCTTTATCTCACTAAACTCACCAGTATCTACATCTAGTATCACTTTACTCCTATCTAATCTTCCTCCTGTATTGTTCATCTGGTGAACTAAAATCGCCGTTTTTGTTCATATCGTGAACATTTGAAAAATCTTTATACTCTTACAATATCAATGTTTTAAAGCCTATTTTTTTAATTCTGTCCCTCTTATTCTTAATTTATCTAAAATTATTTTAGACAAAACAAAAAGAAGCCACAAAAACAAACTTTTTCCGTTCGTTTTGTTGCTTCTATCACAAGCTCATCTATTAAATTATATATACTATATATCATGCTTAAATAATAAAGTCAATCCATTTTTGGAAAATTCTTTTTATTTTTTCTAGAAATTTTTATGGGTAACTGTGCCCCCCTATCGACTTAATTAATAGGGGCTGGGGGCTTATTTGCTTACACTAGCCACATTCGTTATTGATTAAAACATAGTATTTTAAAGGCTTTCAGCAACTAAGAATTTTAAAGTCCAGTAAAAAGTCCAGTAAATATAGCTTTTTATAAACAAAAACAAATATTTTTAAAAGTAACTTTTTATATTATTTTTTATTATTATTTATGTAAAAAATTTATTTTTTTTAAATTTTTTTTAATATTTTTATATATATATTTTTTTATTCTTTTATACTCTTATATGCTCTTTATTGCTCTTATATCAGCTTATATTTGATTATATTGTAAAATCTGGCAAAATCGCTGTAATGTGCTATTTTAACGGCTTTCCTGGTAATGTCGCAGTAGTACTCAAAGTCGCTCAGTTCTAAGGGTTTACGGCTTTTTTAAATTTGATATAATACTTGTATTATGGTATAATATAAGAGTAAAAAAAATACTTGTATATAGTTTGAAGTTTTGGCAGACCTAAACTATACACAAGCCCCATAATCACCAAAAGGCGACTATCTTTATATATATTAACATACATTTTTTAAAATTTCAAGCCCCCTTTTGTGTGAGATTCAGGAAACACATGAAAGGAGGTTTTTTGTATTTATATTTTAACAAATGGCAAAGGCTTAATTATAGGCACATTTTATAGCTTATATTATGCCCAAGTTATCAAAGAATTACTTTTGAAAAATAGAGTTTTTGAAAGTGTAAAAATTATAAAAAAAGGAGATTTTAAGAAATGGGAATAAAACAAGTATATGAATTAAATTCACAATATAACAATCAAAAGAGCTTTTATGGAAAAGCTAAAATTGTAGAATATGAAAATGGAGATAAAGACCTTATAAGCTATACAACAAAAGTTGCTAGTATAATCAACAATAAGTTATTTATTTATGGCTATTATTCAAACACAACAGCTAGACATATAAACGAATTTTTGCTACAACATGGCTTCAAGAAAATGTCAAAAGCTGAGATATTAGCTTATTAATAAATAAGATGGAGAATGGAAAAATCAGCCATTCCTTCTCCATCGCCCCCCTAATACATAAGATAAAGGCTATAAATATAGCCGTTCCAAAAATAGCCGTTCAAAAATTTTTATTAGAAGGAGACTAAAAAAAATGAAATTCAACAAATTCCATCTTGAGATGGTAAAAGATAAAACATTCAATTATGATAATACAAAAATTGGTAGTTCAATTGACGTTGTAAAATTAATTAGTGATTTAGAAAAATTGGAAAATTTAACTCAGGAAACTATGGTTCTAATTTGCTTAGATTGTAAAAATAATATTGTTGGAATTAGTGAAATTGCAAAAGGTGGAATAAATTTTTGCAATATAGATTTAAGAAATATATTCAAAGTAGCATTATTAGCAAATGCTTGTAAAGTAATATTAGTACATAATCACCCTTCTGGAGATAGCAAACCAAGTAATGCAGATTTAGAACTTACAGAACATATTTTGAATGCAAGTGAAATAATGAGAATACAACTTGTCGACCATATTGTTATAGGAGAAAATTCAAAGTTTACAAGTTGTGTGTATATGTTAAGAGGTAAGGAGAATTAAAAAATGAGTTATATTGAAAGTCAAATAAACAAAGTAAAAGGAATGGAAAATTTTGATTTTTCTATTCAAATATGCAACCAAAATTTAAATATTTATACAAATTATTTAAATGTTACAAATGATAAATTGCAAAAAATATTTAAGATATTACAGGAACCAGACAAGACCAAAGAACAAATTGACCTAGAATATGCAATTTCCGTTCTAAAAGATTTATGCACTTATTACGATAAAAGTAATAAAACAAAAGAAAAAGAAATTTCAATCGATTGTATGCTCGATTTAATTGAAATGTATAATAAAAAATTTTTAGATAAAAAGGAGAATTAATATATGAATAAATATGATGAACTAATAAACAAACAACAAAAAGAATTTAATGCTTTTCCAATGGCTTTTGCCTATTCTCAAGAACAATTTAAAGAAGGACTTTTAAAATTAGGACTAAATGAAAATGATGATGATAAAGTTGTTGCAATTAGTGCAGGTGGCTTTATAAGAAAAACTGACTTACAAAATTTTAGAGACCTTACAAATAGACTTGAAAAAGAACTTGATGATGCAATAAAAGCAGATACAACTGGGACAGGCTTTATATACGATATGTTTGTGTCAGAACTATTTAATCATGAGTATGCTTATACTTACGACCTAGAAGAGACATTGTCAGCACTTGCAATTACAAATAAAGATTTAGAACAAAACAAAGCACTAAAAAACGGCTTAAAATTAGCTATAGAACACGTTTTAAGTGGTGAAGATTAAAGGAGAAAAAATTATGTTTAAAAATGAAGAAGAATTATTAAAAGATATTGAAGAAAACAAAGATGGTTATACCTGGCACGATATACAAGATACTATTTGTGCTTATGCCTTATGGTATAAACTACCTTTTTATGAAGAAAATTTATTATTGGAAAAAGCAGATAAAATTTATTATAAAGATTTAGTTATAAAGAAGGTGAAAAAATATGAAAATAAGTAAAAGTGATTATAACAAACTATGTAAAATAGCTCGAATGTTAAATGATGAAGAAAGCGACTATGACACATTCGATATTTGGGAAGATTTAAATGAGATTATAGATAATATAAAGGAGGAAAAATAATTATGGGTTTAGACATGTATATATCAAAAATGCCAAAGATAAAAAAATTTAGTTTTAACGAACAAATTGGAATAGAAAAAATCATTCAAGATTTAGATGAAACAAATATTGATAAATATAAAAATAATGAAAGTTTAAAAGATTTTATAACTTTAAAAGGTGAATATTATAAATATTATTCAATGCAAACCAATATTGGTTATTGGAGAAAAGCAAACCAAATACACAGATGGTTTGTAGATAATGTTCAAGATGGTGAAGATGATTGCGACTACTACTACGTTAGCAAAGACAAATTAATCGAATTAAAAGAACTTTGTGAAGAAATTGTGCAGAAAGCCAAATTAATTGATGGAAAAATATTAGCTTATCGCAAATATGATGAAAACGGAAAAGAAATTGATATATTTGAAGATGGAAAAGTTATTGATAATACTGAAATATGCAGAGAACTTTTACCAACACAGCCAGGCTTTTTCTTTGGTTCAACCGAATATGATGAATATTACTACGAAGATATAAAAGAGACTATCTCAATAATTAATAAAATTTTTGAAACTGTAGACTTTGACAATGAATACGTTATATATACTTCATCTTGGTAAAATGGAGAAATAGTATGCAAAGACTAAGACAAAAAACAATTAATGCTTTTATAAGTACTTTAAATGCCAGAGAAAAAAGATACATTATTACTAAAATAAGAAATGATATTAATAAAATTGATGCAGACAAAGTTAGTTTTACATTACATATAAACGGGGAAGTTATTCAAATATAACTCCCCTATACTTTAATTTAAAGGAGAATACATTATGGGCTTATTAAATGAAATTGCAGAATTAAAAAATGAATGTAGACTTGCCGAACTAAAAAGAGATGAAACACTAAAGGAAATTGCAAAACTTGAAAGGCAACAAGCAATAATGAATGAACAAAAGATTTATGAAAAAGATATGAAAAAAGCTATAGAAAATGAACTTAAAGCAACCTTTGATGACTTTTTTTATAATAATGGTCTTGAAGTTGGTTTAAATATTTTATCTCTTTTGGAAACAAGAGAAAATATAATAAAAAATATTGCTGAAACTTCAAATGAAAGCGACTTTCTACACGAAAACTATGAAAGAATATTAAATAAAGTTAAAAAGAAATATGAAAATGATTTTAAAGCAAGAGAACGAATAAACAAAGAAAATTATAATTGTGATCCAACCACTACCCCATCAAATATAAAAATCTTTTTCCAGGTTATAGGTAGAATAATAAAGTTCTTATTCAAAATCACTCTAGGTATTATTTATCTATTCTATAGAATTTTAATAACTTTAACAGAAAAAAATTAAAAGAGAGTAAAATTTACTCTCTTTCATATTATTTATGATTTTTTTACTATTTTTTTGCCACATTTTTTTCCGTTCCAAAATTTCCGTTCCAAATTTTTAGTTCCATTTTGAATACACATAATATTTCATTGGTCTTGTCATCTCAATATGAGAATACTTTAATTGTCTTATATTCTCTGGTGCCTCATCTATTTCCCCACTATAGATTATTAGTCCATCATCTAAAATAACTTCTATTGTTAATAATCTACCGCTTCCTATAGGTCCATAAACTTTATTGCTTTTATCTTCCATTTATACACTTCTCCACTTTCAACCTGTTCTCGACTTTTTTATATCATAGATTCAATTATTTTACAACCAAAAATAGTGAAATTGTATCACTACCATTTCACTATTCTTTTTTCATTTCTTTTTCAACTTGCTTTATTCTATCTTTAACTTCCTTTTCTTTTGTTTTTAATCTATCAATTAATTCTTGATATTCTTCTACATTTGCTGGTAAATAATAACCATCATCGTATATAATTACATATTTTTCATGTAATTCACTTAAATTCTTTCTAAATATTCTTTTATCGTTTATATTGCACTTTTCCATTAGTTCTTCTCTAGAAATTTTATATTTCTTACCTATTGGTATATTATCAATTATATTCATTAGTTCTCCTCCTCTGCATAACTTCCATCATCTTGTTGCTTTAATTCAATTGTTCTTAAACTTTTTCCCTGATTTACAGCCTCAATTTGTTTCATTATGCTATTTATATCTGCTTGTGATTTGTGTTCTATTATTATTGGGTTAGATGCTTCCACCATTCCGTGTTCTGCTTTAGTTCTATATATTGTACTTATTTCTTTTACTTCTCCATCTTGTGCAGATGTAAGTAATATGTCAGTTATATAGTCATCTATTTTTTGCATTATTTCCTGTCTTTCTATATCTTCTGCTTGTCTCCAATTGTCATAAGTTTTACTACTAACACCTATAAAACTACAGAAATTCTTTTTTGTAGGTAAAAATTGTTTTACCTTATTTATATTTTCTATAAACAATTGATAATAATCAAATAATATAGCTAACTCAGTATTATTATATTTAGGTGAAACACCTATTGTATTTTTTTGTGCTAATAAAGAACGTAATTCAATAGTAGATAAATTTTTATTTGACTTTTGCAACTTTTCAATAACTTCATCAAGTTTAGAGTCAAGATAACTTGTTAAATTATCTTGATACTCTTTCTTGATTAGTTCTTGTTTCATATTGGAAACATTTTGTTTTTCAACTTTATTTTCCATCTTTTTCTTATCTATTGTATTTTTTTGTTTACTAATTTTATTCCTATTTATTCTCCTTTAATAAATTAATAAATATTTTTTCCAACACATTTACGACTATAGAATTTCCGTGCTTGTCGATACAGCTGGTTTTGACTCATATTACAAGCTTTTGCCTTTTCAAAATCTTCATCATCAAACCCCATTAATCTCCAACACTCTTTTGGAGTAAGTTTTCTAATTCTTAAATTTTCCCTATCTACACCCCTCACTGCAACACCTAAACAATCGCATCTAGTATCTAATGTAGGTGCTACTTTATTATTTCTTGAATTTTGTTTTTTAAAGTTTTTCATTCTATTAGTAGAATAACTATGTCTTATAACATCGCTTTCTTCTACTAAATTATTATCTATCAAATAATTGCATAACTTAGTTTTTAAATTATTCATCAAAGCTCATCAGCACCTTCCACTTTAACATTTAAACACTTTTCTTGAAGATTAGTAGTATTATCTAATTCTTCACTTACAGTTATCATTCCTGAATGTTCTTCTCCTGCCCCTCTAGCTGTTAATGTAGGAACAACACTTTCTTTTCCATTCACTTTTTCAAATGGTTTTTGATGTGCTTTCCAATGTGCTATTTTACTTATTTTTTCATCTGATAAATAATAACTTTCATCAACATTATCTTCTAATAAATCTTTTAATTTTAAAGTTAATTCATTTTTAGGTGGAAATTCAAATTCTTCTAAAACAGATGTTACTGTTCCGTGATTTTCTTTAACAGTAGGTGCTAAACCATTCCCATCAACTATTCTCGAAGCATTATGCCCACTTGGCATATAATTTCCTATTACCTTTATTTTGTTATCGCATTTTTCTCCTTTTGGAAACTCAAATTCTTGATTATGTTCAATAACTTTCCAACCATTTTTAACCGATCCACTTCCACAATTAGTTGTTAAAGTTCCTATTGTGTCTTGGTCTTTCCTTATATTAGAGTTATAGTCATCATAAATAATATTTTCTTTTCTTATACTTACACAAAATACTCTTTCCCTGTTTTGAGGTATTCCATAGTCTTTTGCATTTAGCACTTGATAGTATGATTTATACCCTAATTTTTCTAAGGCCTCTATGTAATTATCAAAATTATGCTTATGTCTTTTACTTAGAACATTTTTTACATTTTCCCATAACACATATTTAGGTCTAATTTTCTCAACAATTCTTATTGTTTCATACATTAAACTTGACCTGGTTCCACTTCCTTCATCTCCACCAGCTTGTTTTCCAGCTAGTGAAAAGTCTTGGCACGGACTACCATGAGTTATTAAATCTATATCTTTAAAATCTTTATTCCATTCTCTTATATCTTGTGTTTCAAAATTTGTGCCGTGTATTGCATTAAAGCTTTTTATAGCATATTTATCAATTTCTACAGCATCTACTATTTCTAAATCTACACCTATTCTTTCTAGTGCTTTACTACAAGCACCTATTCCTGCAAATAATTCTATAATTCTCCTATTTCTTCTTTTCTCCTTTCTTTAGTTTATTTATTTGTTCCATCAAGCTAAATATTAATTTTTCTTGTGCTGTATTTAATAATTCTGTTACAGCTTTAAACTTAAACATATAATAATTATCTAATGTTACTAATACCCATAACATAGCAATTATTACCCATTCAAATCTTTTTTCCATAAATGCAACCCATAAACTTAATACAATTTCAAATATATTAAGTGCTAATAACATTTTTGTTTTTCTATCTAACCTTATCATTTTTTCTACTTCTACATTTCCTAAATTTGTTTCTATTTCTACTTTCATCTTTTTTCCTACCTTTCTCTTGAATAATCAATATATTCTTTTTGCTCTTCATCTCTTATTTCTGATGTTTCTTTATCTTTTAATTCTGGGTGATTCTTTTGTACTTTTCTTCTTGCTCTTGTTATACTTTCAAAACTAATACCTTTATTTTTTGCACCAGACATTACTTCAGTAAAAGTTTTAACAGAATCATAAGGAAATATTGTAAGCACTACTTTTAATATTAAAAAACAATCATCTTTTCTTGCTAGTTCATTTTCTTCTAGAATTTTTTTAACGATTTTTTCTATATTCATTAATCTTTCTTTTTTCATAACTCTATTTCCACCTTTCATAATTCTCAACTTTTGTTATTTCAATTTCAATTCTAGGTCTTTCTTTATCCCAATACACTCTACTTCCATCATGAGATGCAACAATATCTCTACAATCGTCCTTTATTACCTTAGTTTTAACTAACATATCATCTAGTGCCTCTAATAAATTTGTTAAATCTATTCTTCTTCTACTTTCTGTATAAAATATTGCTTTTATATTTACAGGGTAATCAATTTCTAATCTAAATTTTTTAGGTATCGTCTTAATAGCTTCATCTTCAAATTGCCTATATAATTTACTTGGAATATTAAATATTTTTCCATTTCTAACAAAAATTTGTTGTGAATTTTTTTTAGTTCTTGGTACTATATCTAGTGTAAATTTCCTATCATTCGCCTCTTTCTATTCTTTGTCTTGCTATATTAAAATATTTTTCATCAATTTCCATACCTATATAATTTCTATTAAGATTAAAACAAGCTATTCCACTACTACCTGTTCCCATAAACATATCTAATACTGTCTCATTTTCTTTACTAGAATTTTCAATTAAAATTTCATTTAGTTCTATTGGTTTTTCGGTTGGGTGGTTTTTATTTCTTATATTATTTACTTTTAATATGTTTTTTGTTCCCATATTATTTATGTTCTTTGCTTTGCCTTTTCTTAACATTAATATCATTTCATAAGCATTCAAATAATATCTGTTAGGAGTTGCATTACCTTTTTCCCATATAAGTATATTTTGAAATACAAACCCCACCTTCTCCGCTTCCTGTTGTAATTCTTTTAAGTTTCTTGCATTAATATATATGTATATATGACTTCCGTCCTTTAAAACTCTATATGCTTCTGGCAACCATTCTGAAAATTTAATGTCATTGTGATTAAATAATTTACCTGTCTTAGATGTCTCTTGTAAAAATACTCTTTCTTTCATAGCACTTTTTTTAGGTATGTTAGTACACCCTCCAGTTACAATATGGTACGGACAATCAGTTATTATTAAATCAATGCTTTCATCTGGAATATCTTTTATTAATTCCAAACAATCGCCTTTTCTTAAACTAATCCTATGTGCTTTTCCCCTTTCCAATGGCTATATAGTATTCTTGCATATCTTTTGCTTGTACAAAATCTTTACAATTTCTAATACCCTTAAACTCATCATTTTCTAATTTGTTACACCCAAAGCAATATTTACAAATCTTATCGTTTTCTAATTCTCTACTCCTTAATATCAAATCCTCTCAATATAGATTCGTGATCCAATTCTTCATATTTTAAAATTTCTTCCAAAATTAAATTCATATTTTCTAAAACACTTATTAACTCTGGTAGCCATTTCTTAATATCTTTTTTATTTTTATTCAAATGATTACAACCATTTATATATCTTCGTAAATTATAGTTATAATTCCATTTAAGGTCATTCATAGCCTTTTTTTCTAAAACGGACATGGTTCTTTCTTATCTCCTGTTTTATTATCTTGATTTTTCATTTTTTCGTAAATTTCTTCTGTAAGTTGAGGTTGCTGCTTAAATGTCTTTGTATCTTTGTCATATATCAGCCCTACAACTCCACATCGCATTCCTTTTGTTTTCAATATTTCTAATATTGTACTTGTTTTTGTTATGTCATATCTCTCTTTGAACATCGCTTTACTCAAACGTTTATATTCATTGTTTTCTTCATCTAAAGTATCAACTCTTATAATTGAAATTACATTATAAGCTTTATTTACTAAATTAGAACTTCCAAAAACATCGTATATCGTTATTCTTGGGTTTAGTTTATCTGTCTTTTTTTGATGTACTACTAAATGAATATGTATATTTTTATTTACAGCAAAAGTTCTTAATTTTTCCATAATATCTTTTTGTTCTCTATACTCATCATTTGTTGCTGTATCAATCTGCATAAAATTATCTAAAATAAATACTCTTACTTTATATTTCACTCTTACTTCTTCCATAGCATGTAATATAAAATCTATCGTTCTTGGTTCTTCATTGTTATATAACAATAAATTTTCGCCATAAATTCTATTTAATCTTTCAACTTCTTTATCTGCAACAAAAGTATCAAAAACATTACTATCTTTATATTGCTTTGTATAAATATCTTTTCTATCTACAGTTTGCTTATAAAGATTATTCTTAAAATCATCTTTTGTTTGTTCTCCATTGAAATAAAATACTTTCTCATTTTGTAATATAGATTGTTTTGTTATCATAGTCATTACTGTTGTTTTTCCTGCATTTGTTCCACCTGTCCATATTGTTATACAACCTAGTTCAAACCCTTTAATCAAATAATCTAAATTTTCTATTTTTGAAAGCACTCTTTCTTTAGAGTCTGTATTATACTTATATTCATTAAATTTAAAATATAATTTTCTTTGAGGTGTCCTCCCAAGTAATTCAGCTTGTTCATTTTCACTTAAATCTTGCAAGTTTTATCACCTACTTTATGTATTTTTCTATTATCCCTTTTGCTCTCCATATTTCTATTTTTTCATTTTCTTTAGCATTAATAAAAATCTCTGTTAAGTATTCTAAATACATTTCGTTCTTATATGCTATTACTAATGCTTCTTGTTTTAAATGAGGTATTAATCTTTTCCAAAGCATAAGCTCTTCACAAATTCTTATATAGGTAGAATTAAACCATTCATTTAATTTTTTCTTTATCTCTAGTTCTTCTTCTCTTTTCTTAATTAAATACTCTTTTAATTTTTTAGACTCTCTATTTTCTGTTGTTATTCCAAAATCATAAAATAATTTATTTATAGCCGTTACAAAATCAATATTAAATAGCTTTTCTACAAAATCAATAACATCATAATGCTCACTTGTTCCAAAATCATGTATACCTTTAGCATCATTCACTAGAAAACTAGCTGTTCTTTCATCTCTAAATGGGCTTTTGTACCATAACCCCAATGAATTTTCTTTTACAGGTTCACCTATATAATATCTAACAACACTTGATGGTAATAATGTGTCTTTGATTTTATTTTTTTCATTCATTATTCATCTTCCACATATTCCATAATTGTTTCATTAAAAAATGTACTACCTTTTTGTATATATCTAGATTCTCTTTGCTGCTCTACCATTAAATCAGCATATTTCTTAGTTGCATACCACATCTGCTTATTTGTTAGCTTTATCTTTTTACCTGCATATTTTTTACCATTTAACCAAGCTTTGTAATGATTAAAGGCTGAATTTTTTCCATCTTTACGTGGGTATAAAACCCATATTTTTTCAAAATTCTCTGCCAGTTCATTTTCTGATGAACTTATATTATTAATCTTTATATTATTCTCTTCGACTTTTTCGTCTATACCTGTCTGACTTTTTTGCATATACCTATCGATTTTTTCGTCTATACCTTCTTCAATGATTCTTATCTCTCTTTTTTCAACTTCTTTTGATTCATCTTTAAAAAACACTTTTACTTCGATATAACCTTTATCAACTAAATTTCTGATCCATCTAGAAATAGAATCTTTGCTCACATTATAAAGGTTTGCAAAATATTTATTAGAAGCATTACATACTGAGTCATTACTGCATAAAGCTTTTATCTCACTATATAATATCTTTTCATTTGCTTTTAAAGTTTTATCGTATCTTATTTTAGCTGGAATAACAGTGTAATAAGTTGGTTTTTTCACTATTATTACCTCCTATGTTTTAAGAGGCTATTTCTAGCCTCTGCCAAATTTAAAAAGGAAGTTCGTCATCAGCTAACGATATATCTCCTGATAGTCTTGGGGCTTGTGTATTATTTTCTTCATATTCTGTATGTTTATATGGTTCATCAATACCTTCCTCTAGTACATTAAATTGTTGTACTACTACTTTTGGAAATTTAGTATATATTGGTTCACCTTTCATATTCTTTTTACCAGAATCTATTTTAAAAAATGTTAAAAAGCCTTTTGTAATTTCAATCTTAGTTTTATTTTTTAAAACTACATCTCTTGGAAAACTTATATTTACTTTCCAGAAATCTTTAATTTCTTCTCCTAGTTTGTTTATTTTTTTATCTAGTAATGAAACTTTATATATTCCTCTATCATCTTTTAATACTGTTGTTTTTCCTAAAATATCTATTCCCATTGTTACATTACCTCCTCAGTATATTCTCTTAATAATTGTAAATTATCTTCTAATTTCCTAATTAAGAATAATCTACCTTTTGGATCGTCTTTTAATTTTTTAGCATGTAATAGTTTCATAGCTATTTCCATACCACCACATAAAGTTCCTATAACTTCTTTATATTCTTTCTTTTCTTTAACAACTCTTCTAAATTCTGACTCTTTAATAGCTTTGGTCCATAATTCTTCTATTGATTTTCTTCCTTTGCTATATTCATCTATTAATACATCTATCATTAGTTCTCCTAAAATTTCTTCTATATCTTTTGATATATTTTTTGCAATTTTATCTTTATTCATAATTATTCTCCTTTTACATTAATACTTCTGATTCTATTTCAACACATATTTGTTCAAAATCAGATGTTTTTATTTGATTTGTTTTTTCATATTTATATCTATTTATTACATTCTTTACTATCTCGTTATTATTATTAGCTAAAGTAAATAACTTCTTTTGTTGCTCTTTTGTAATATACTCATCTGTGTTATTCTCTTTAATTTCTTTTGAATATTGATAAATAACTTTTCCTTTTACAGCTATCTCAAGTTGAACTATTTTTTTATCTTTTATAACGATTTTTGATACTTCAAAAGAATCTTTGCATATAAACTTATTATTTTTTTGTTCAATAGTGCAATTATTTGAAGATACCCATATAAAAGGTGCTGTATATAGTTCTCTACCAATTCCCCATTTAAAACCAGCTCTTTTAAAGGCATCACTAGCTTCTCCTTTTTCTGCATCTGAAAAACTTTCTTTACCACAATCCCATTTAGTGATCCATTCAGTTTTATCTTTATCAAAAATTGATAAGCCACAATACATATTACTCTTTACTTCTTGATATGCACATTTCCAATTAGTAGCACCTACAGTCTCATCTAAAATATCCATATCTGTTCTAGCCGTCTTATATAATAAAAGACTTACTCCATTTGCCGTTATATTTGCAACTCTACATTCTATTTCATCTTCTCTTAAATCTCTAAACTTAACTTCCATCTGTTATTCCTCCTTTGTCTCTTCTATTTCCAGGTTTGCTAAAAACTTATTAGCTTTATTTTTGGATAATCCAGAATAACGTTGAAAGAATGCTGTAAGGAAACCTAATCTAGCATTAAATTCATCATCGTCTGCTTTTCTTACTATGGTTTTCTCACCATCATTCCAAAATAGAATTGTTGCATTTTTATTAATAATATATCTCACAGGCATTCTTGCCTTATCATTATTTTCTTTTGATATTTCTTGTAATATCTCTTTTATACTCATCGGTTGTTGATGATTAATACATATACCTACTTTATTCATATTGTTCCTCCTTATTTTCATAATTTTGTTTCCAATAATCACAAAATTCACAGCAAGAACAATACTCTAAGCATTTTTTATCTTCGCCTTTTCTTATTTCTAATTCTAAATTTTCATCTTTTTCAATGTGTTCATTAGCTTCTTCTAGTGTATCGTACACTTTTAAAGCCCTTTTGTTTCCCTTTTTCTTAACTGCGAATTTATCGCCAGTATTCCATCTGCTTTCTTCACTACATATAGGAAGTTCTTCATCTGGAATATTCTCATATTTCTCTATTTCTTTAAATTTATCAATAATAAATTTTTCTATTTCTTCAAAATCTTTATCTTTAAATTCAAATGTTTTTTTATATACAGGGTATTTCGGATAATCCTTATCTACTTTTGCTTTAGTTTTACTATGGTCTTTAATTACAGCTACAATTTGTCCTTTCTCAACTTCAAAGCCCATCTTTTTAAAAGCCCAAGCATACATTAATAATTGTTTTCTATAATCTTCCCAATCATCAAAAACAACTTTCCAAGCAGAACAAGTTTTATAATCTATAACCATTTTTTCTTTTGCATTATATAAATCTGCTTGTCCTGATAGTTTATACCCATTAAATACTTCTTCAGAAAAATGTTCTTCTTTTAACTCTACATTTTCTTCTTCGCTATCTTCCAATACTTTATGTACTGCTGTTCCAAAAATAAGCCAAATCATATCAGCCACATCTTGTTCAATTTCATTATGATGCCTACGAGTAAGTAATATTTCTCTAATATCTTTTAATATAGTCGTTACAGAATATTGTTTTTCTTTATATTCGTATTCTCTTGTTACAGCACTTACAAAAGGTTTAGGAAGATTCAATTTATTACAAATCTTCATACCTTTTTGACCTCCAGAAATTGTGTGTATTATTTGACTTTTTAATACTTTTAATTTATAATATTAACGTAATATTTAGTAAAACTATATTACAACCCATAAAAAGTGGATTTGGAAGCCCCCAAGTTTTCAATATCCACTGTTTTTTTATATAAATTTTCAGTAGCCAAATTAATTGAATTATTAATAACTAATTGTTTGTGTTTCCACTGCATCTTTTGATTGTTAATCTCTTGTAAATTTTCTAAGACTAAAATAAAATCATATATTAATTCTTTGTTTTGTTTGCCTAATGTTTTTATAGTTTTATTTAATTTTTCTATCTTTTTTCTATTAAACATTTTAAACTCCTTATCTATGATATATTTTGATGTTCGCCGTCCATCAATTCTTCTTTTGGAAAATTAGTATACCATTTATTAAATTTCTTAGCCTCGACTTGATACTTTCTTCCTGCACGAAATCCGTGGGAAAGTTGGGTATTTTTCTTTATCTTTGAAAAAATTCCAAACTTTATTATACCCCAGGTCAGTTATTTCCATTAAATCTTTAATGTCATATAACACCAGTTTCTCGGTTGGAACTCCACTTGGATAATCCAATTTTGTCTCGATTCTTTTTAAAGCATTCAGAATCTCTTGTTCCATATCTTGTTCACCTCCTTTTTGCACTGCAATATTTTTCAGTTTTCTTTTTCTGTTCGCTGAAATTTTTCGTAGTATGTAATATTTATATGCGATATTTTTCAGTTTGTCAACTACTTTTTTTAAAATTACTGCATTTTTTTTCACTTTTCTATTTACAAACGTTTTTTTAATTGTTATAATTATTAAAGAAAAGAAAGGAGATAAAATGAATTTACAAGAAAGATTAGATTTATTATTAAAAGAAAGAAAAACAAATGCTTGGGAAATATCATTAAAAACTAAAGTTCCATATAATACTATAAAAAGTATATTAGAAGGTAAAACTGCTAACATGAGAGTTGATACAGCATCTACTATTGCAAAAGCTTTAGGAGTATCAATTGACTTTCTATTAGGAAATACAACTTTTGAAAATCCAAAGTTGTATATAGAAGAAGAATTAAGCAAATTAAATTTAACAGATGAAATATATGATGCTTTATTAGATAGTTATTTGGTAGCACCTGTTATTAATTTAGGAATTTTAAATCCTGAAAACGATAGTGATGATCCCAAAACCCAAAAATTAAAAGAAGCTTTTGGTTTGGTTTTTAAAGTATATTTAAATTATCATGCTTGTAGACCAATAGATTTTGAAATTGATATGAGTGATGAAGAGTCTATTGAAAAAGCGAGAAAACTTACAGAACCAATAGATAACGACTTTAAGGCTATACTAAAAGATTTAGATAGAAAAAAGATATTAAATAATAACTATTTAAATATTGATAATATTATAACTATTCCAGTTGTTGGTAAGATAAGTGCTGGGCTTCCCCTATCAGCAAATGAGAATATTGAAGATTATGAATTTGCACCTTCTTCTAGATTGAATAAAGATTACGACTATTTTTATTTAATTGTAAATGGAGATAGTATGAACAGAATGTTCCCACATGGTTCGAGAGTTCTTGTACAAAAACAATCTGATTTAGAAAATGGTGATATTGGGGTTATACGTGTTAATGGAGATGATGCAACTGTTAAAAGATTTAAAAAAGAAGGAAATATAATTATATTAGAACCTTTATCAACAAATTCAAAACACCAATTACAAATATATAACCCAGAAGAAATAGAAATTGAAATTATAGGAAAAGTTATTTCTTATACTTGCAATATATAAAAAAGAAAACTAGATAATGTGCTGTCAGCGAAACATGACACATTACCTAGTTCCACACAAATACTCTGGAAGTACTTGTATTTTTATTATAATCCAAAAATACCTTACTTTCAAGAGTTTTGTTCAAAATATTTATGAAAGAAGGTATTTTTTTAATGGAACAAAACTTTTATTTAAGAAACATTAACACAAAAGAATTGTTTGTTTTTAGATACAAACAAGAGATTTCTATGTTTATAGGAGGAGAACTTGATTGGGTAATTGGTCAATTCTATCAACACAAATATGATAAATCACAAGCCACAGGACTATCTGGCTTTGAAGCTGTACAAAATAGCTTTTTCGATGATTTTGTTATAAATTGGAACACTTTCAAAAGTCAGTATAGCAGCTTAGAAGCTGTAGATTTCAAAGATTTAACACAAGATGATTGGGTTAGAATAACAGAATTAGGAATAATACCTAAAGAAAACTTTGCCCCTACTACAACAAATTTTCAAAAAACAGCAACTCCTATCACCTATAAAAAACCTAAAAAAACAAGAAAAGTTGGAAATGGTGAAGGTACATTTTTCTATAATAACTCAAAACAATGTTGGGTTTATGAATTTAATTACAATGGAAAACCTAAGGCTATGTGTCAATATAAAAATGAGTCTGACAAAAGCTTTAGAACAAGAGTAATAAAAGTAAGAAATGAACTTTTAAAAGATGAATATGTAGAACCACAAAATGTTACAGTAGGAGAATTATGTAAGGAAATTGTAGAAGATAAATTAAAAGATAATACAATATGTCCTAATACATATAAAAGGGCTTTATATACCCTATCTTATATTCAAAATAGTCCTCTTAGCAGAAAAAAGGTACAAGAAGTTACTGCAAGAATGATAAAAATATTCTTACAATCAATGACACCTTATGCTCAAACAACAATTAATAAAGTATATCAATTATTATGCCAAGCTTTTCGTAGGGCTGTTGATAGAAATTACATAGTTAGAAATCCTATGCTAAAAGAAGAAGCTAAAAAACCTAAATCTAGTAAAGCAACAAGAAAAGTTGAAGCTCTTACTTTGAGTGAACAAAAGAAATTAATAACTATTCTTTCAACTTACGAAAAAGACCATAAATATAAAAACATTATATTGTTAATGTTATTTACAGGAATGAGAATTGGTGAAGTTCTTGCATTAAGATATGATTATATTCAATCACAAATAAGTACTAACAAACCTAACTTTTGGGTTTATGATTCTATGACTAGAGATAAAAAAGATAAATTCATTTTAAGAAAAGAAGATGATGCAAAAGCCAAAACAAAACGTTCAACAAGAATAATAGATATTACACCAGAGGTAAAAAAAATATTAATAAATTGCTTGAATAATTATGCTATAAATCCAGAAAAAGCATTATTCTACGATCCATACGAAAGAAATCTAATTACTCCTCCAGAAGTAAATAGTTATCTTCGTAGATTAAATGAAAGATATAATATAGCACCACACTTACATAATCATATTCTACGTCATACATTTGCGACAAGATTAATTGAGGCTGGAACAGATATAGATGTTATACAAAACAAATTAGGACACGTGAAAGTTGAAACGACACTTGATGTTTATTGTGATTTATTAGACCAACGTAAAGATAGGCAAAATGAACGTATTGGAGAATTTTATAAAGAAAACCAAATTGCATTATAAAAGAGAAAGTGATAAACTTTCTCTTTTTCTTTTAATTTAATTCTTCTGAATAAACACCATCATTTAGTTCTAAATTTAAATCTTTTATTTCAGATTTTAATACTTCTATTGTATTTTCTTTATCTGCAATTTCATCTTCTAATTCTGCAATTTCATCTTCTAATTCTATAATTTCATTTTGCAAGTCTTGGTTTTCTTGATTAAATCTAGCTAATTCTCTTTCTATACTTGTTTCATATTTTGTTTTTTCATTTTGTTTCATTTTTTCAATATTTTCTTTTGAACTATAAATGTATACTTCTGGGTAAGGTTCTTCTATTATCTCTCTATTATTTATTTCTTTAATTTTATCTCTTACGAGTTCCATTATGCTATTATTACTTGGTCTACAATAAACTTCTAATGTTTCACCATATTCTTGTATATCTGCATCTACATATTTTGAATGTTTTACCACTATCTTAACTTTATCGCTATTATTTTCAATGTATTTAACATCATAAACCATATAATTTATTGACAAATTCTCGGTCATCTTATACTCATAAACATCTTCAATAACATTTTTCGCCTTAGTATCTGTTATATAATCAAAATTTGTTATTCCAATTAATATCATACCTATACTAAGCCCTGCTAGAATTAATGCAATAACAAAAGAAATTGCCATTCTAATCTTCTTTGATTTCTTACTAACTATAAAATTATAAAATAATTCTAAAATAATAAAGTTCACTATTATTGCAGAGATAGTTGCTAACAATGTTCCCCAAAATATAAAACCTGTCTTTATAAACATAAAGCTTAACATTAATACACAAAATAAAGCAACAAATGTAATGGCAAAACAAATTGCAATACATATAGCAATAAATTTAATGAATGCTAAACAGATTCTAGCTAAACCATTTAAAAATTTTGATTGAGAATGATTTGGATCTCTAATTATTATTTTTTCTTTTTTCTTTTCAATAAACACTTTTCTTTTATCGTCATATACTTCTTCTTGTTCTTCTTTCTCAATTTCATTTTCGTTTTGTTTTTCTTCATCATTCTTTTCTTTAACTATTTCGTAATAATCTAAATATCTAACTTTAAATATATGTAATAGTACAGTTGCTGATAATATTAAATATAAAATTGTAAAGAATGACTCTAAAAAATTTCTAATTATTATAAATATGTTACTAGATAAAAAGCCAAAGGCATTAGCAAAAATGTGGCCTCCTATAGCACTTAAAACCAAAAATACTACCACTACTATCGCACACATTATAATATTCTCTAGTAAACATTTTAGCCTGTCTCTAAATCTCATTACACTAAGCATATCTATTGTTTTATTAATAAACCCAAAAAAATCTTCTATATATTTATTAATATTTGTTTTAGATTGTTTATTTTGGCTTACCTCCATAACATTTTCATTCATTAACTCATCAATATTAAAATTAAAAAGTTTACAAATTAATAATACTTTATCCATTT